GCATCGAATGCGCGTAATAAAAACTCCTGAAAAACACACAGTTCTTTTTGGGTTCGTTGCTTCGTGTTTTCAATCGTCAGTTTATACTCGTCTCCCTGTGTAGTCATATTCGACATTAGAATCGTATTGATGATGGTGATGGTATCGGTTTTACCGGATTGGTCGCATCGCGCGCCTTTATCGCGCTTCTTTGACATATTTTTAACCTTGAAAATAAGATATTCCTTCTTGAAAAAAGATACGAACCCGACAAGCATATTCATATTCTGGATATGGTCTGTCTGGAGTTTTCCTAAAAGAAGTGTATAATCGCGTTCGTCTTCCGGTACCGCAAGCACCCATTCTCGTGTCTCGTATCGCAAGACGACTAGCGCATATTGTTCTTCCTTTTTCTCGTGAAATAAGAGGAGTCCACGGTCTTTGGGGGATTTCGGATCAGGATTCGCCGCTGCCGCTGCTGCGCGTCTCCCCACAAGAGGTCTCTCTATCACGTGTTGTTCGTAATAATTCAACATCATTCTCTCGAATGGAGACAGTAGATGGACCGCGCCGGCGCTCGCGGCTCCCGCGCCGTAATTATTCTTTTCATACAGATAATTTATGAGTTTAAGACTATCTTCAAAGAACAAGTGTTCTAATAGATTCGCAATTACGAGGGCGTAGAGTTGTTCTCTCGTCATTTGGAATTCATCTGTTTGAGAGATTTGGTCGATGACCTTTCCACAATAATAATACCATTCATCTTGTTCCTTCGTCGGTTTTTCATATACGGTCTTACACGTTTCGAATGTATCTGAAAGTGTCGCGATAAAATCCTCTATTTCATTTACTGGAGGCGACGGCGATAACGACGGCGATAACGATGGCGATAACGAGGGCGGCGCCGCCGCAGCCACCGGTTGTTCTTGCTGTATCTTCTTCAATTTATCCACAATCTTCTTATTCGGGACGACCGCCGCCACCGCCACCCCCTTCCGAATATTCAGGTAATCTTCGGTGACTTCTCCTGGAAGAGGATATTCCACCGCCATATGTTTATAAGGAATTGGCGTGCTTCGTTCGTGAATACTGGTGTGTTTATCGGTCAATTCAATGGGTTGGAATAAGTAATAATCCCCGACATTTTGTATACGCCCAAGGCGTCCGTATTTGTCATTGACGTATTCATTTGGGTCGGACACCATTTGTGTGAGCGCGAGATTGATTTGTGCGACGGGGTATTGGCGGATAGCATTTACGTGCGCGATGATTCCATTCCTGCCCGTTTTCTTATAAAAGAACGACTCCTTATACAATTCGCGGATTTTGTGGATGATTTTATCCAGGTTCATTGACATAAACTTCTCATTAAATGTATCCAGGCGGACATCGCCGCCTCTTCGGCCTCGGTCGCGTGCCGGGCCGCCGCCGCCGCCGCCACCGCCGTCACTATCACTGTCGCTGTCGCTGTCGCTGTCGTCACCGAGTCCATATAACTCCTCCTGTTCTTGAATCGGACGCCCGTTTGAAAACGTCGGACGGCACGTATACTCGCACCGTTCCATATAATCGCACAACGCGGAATAAGGCCGAGCGCCAACCTGATAGTCTATTTGTTTGCGCGACGAGAGATTCTGCTTCACCACCTGGTTCAATTGCGCTGCGGTTTGCGTATTATGCTGGATATTGAGAAGGCAATCCACGGCTGATGTGCGGAGCACGCGAGAGACTGCGCCGATTTTCACGGATTTAAACTCGGATAAACGATACAAATAAAGGTCAATCGCCTCTATTTCGGGATTCGTCAGTCGGGTTCCGTATAAATACAGCTCCACATTCCGTTGTGAAAATGGAAGACGCTTATGACTACAATTCCGGATAGCGCGTCCAATGATTTGCTCCAGCAGATTCATATTATACCACGGTTCCAGGATATGGACTTGCCGAATATTCTTGAAATCTAGACCTTCACTGCCCGCGACGGAAATAATAACGACTTTCACGTTTTCGCCGTGCGTATTATCTTCGCTGGTGAGTGCCTTCAATTCGAAGAGATTATCGGGGGAAATCGTGGGGTCGCCAGTAATCACGGAATATCGCGCAGGACGGAAGGGCTGGTCCGGAAACTGTGCCTGATGCTGGCGCTGGGGGAGCATCGTAATCGCGTCAATACTCGGGACGGGCTTACTGCGGAAAAGCGACGAATTCGCACCCGCGGCACTATAACGCGTAAAGCCGAGCTCTTCTAATGCGAGTGCGATGGGGACGACACCGCCGTCAATATACTGACTGTATGCGAGTATAATACCTTCACTTGTAAGTACACGGTCGCAGATATTCTTGATTTTAGCCGAGTATCGCCCAATATTGTCGGGGGCGAAGATGCGCGCGGATGCCTTCGTGGTTGTTTCGCCATTGGGCAACTTAAAGACGCGCGTGAATTCGGGGCGGTATTCGAAATTCAGGCGCATCGGTGGGTTGCCGGTTTCTTCATAGGACATAATATGCCGCAGGCCTTCCTTGCCAATACACGCCGCAATATCAAACTCGTCATTTGGGTCGTTCATATACTCGATGAGAGATGGGTGCGGATATACGATATTCAGCGATTCAAGAGGTCGCTGGACCGCCGCATATCCAATCGTATCCATATTTTCAAAAGAAGGGAAATCCTCGGATTCAACGACCGTGGAATCGTCGATGCCTCCGGCGGGGGCGGCGGCGGCGGCGGCGGCGGGCGCCTTTTTGCCCTTTCCTTTTCCAGTGGCCGCCACGGCCGCCACGGCCTTCTTCCGCCTCATCATCGCGGTCTTTTTATAAATATACATTGCCTTCATATCGCTAATAATAAACCGATACGCTGCTTCTTGGATATCACCCGCCTGGGTCATATATACATCAATATGCTCGATAGGTTGGTCGATATGACGCCCGTTCAATTGGGTTCGCGGGTATCCACCGGCTAACGCTCCCGCCAGCAGCGAATGTTGCGGCGAGTGTTCTCTCGGAAATATCCGATAAGGAAATGTATACGGGTTCTCGCCACGCACAAACGAAACATATCCGGTCGCTTTCCGAATCAATAAATCCTTGCCAATCTCTCGACCTTCCGCGTCCAAACGAAAATTCCCCCGGTCATCAAAGACATCCGCGATGTCGATCGTCGCGCGTCGGTCATTTAGGTTCATCAGGTTTATCAGCCACACAATCTCCTTATAACTGTTATACATTGGCGTGCCCGAGAGAAGCAGCAAGCGCACATTATTGACCTTCTGGACGATTTGAAAGAGAATCTTCGCCACACGTTTATCGCGGTTATCATCGGTGATGCGAATATTATGAACTTCGTCAATAATAATAAGCGTATTTGCGAATAATTTGCGCAACTTCGTGACAGAGAGCGTTTCGATTGCGAGGGTCTCCATATCAGCGGCTTTGGCGATTTCTGCGGCAGATTTGCGGCCTTTCTTCGCCACCGCCGCCGCCGCCGCCGCCGCCGCCCCCTTGCCTTTGCGCTTGACTTCGTGTATCACCGCATCATCCTTCGAAATCCCGACACTTGACGCGTGTGTCCGCGCATAATTCGCGAATTCATTATACCCGAAAAACGAATAATGCGACGAAATCAAGCGCCGGATTTGTTTAATGATATTGTCACGCGTCAGCCCCTTCATATTCATCGGGTTGATTTCTTTAATGAATTTATTTCCCGTACACGCGCGAATATTCCATACCCCCGGCTCAATCTCTCGGAGTTCGCGTTCGTCAAACAACTGAAGCCGGAAATTCTCTTGGACGTTGGGTGACGCAATCACAATGATTTGCTGGGTAATCCCCATCTGTTTCATATAATCACGCATCTCCTCAGCCACGCTAATCGCCGAGCACGTCTTTCCCGTGCCGAGTCCGTGGTATAGCAACAAGCTATTATACGGCGTTTCAACCGAGAGAAAATTCCTGACGAATTGCTGGTTGGGCGCGAGCTCTATCTGTGCGTTACAGAGAATCTCTGCCTCCTCTTCCACGCTTTTCGTATTGTCCACATCCATCTTGGTATCAAAGAACTCTTTCCGAAGGGCGATTTTGGTATTAAAATTGGGGTCGTTTAGGGTGGGGTAGAGGCCGTCACCCGGCAATACTCCGATGTCGTGATTGCCTGGTTCGTTACCGTCACCGTCACCCGGCAATACTCCGATGTCGTGTATGGTCATCTCTCGTTCAAGCAATTCCTTTTTTAAAAGCAGCTTGTTGAACTCCTTACTAAATGGGTTATTGATTTCTTCGGGCGAGAGGCGTCTGCGTCCTTCTTCGAGGTCGCGTTTCATTCTTTCGATATTCACTCGGGGGGTCACGGCGGCGGCGGCGGGTGCGGCGGGTGCGGCGGCGCTGACTTTCCCTTTCGCTTTTGGTTTAATAGTCCTTTTCCCTTGCGGTGTCGCCGCCGCCGCCACCTCCGCGGCTTCTGCCGGCCCTGGCATCACCGCAAGCGCAGCAGCCGCAACCGACGCCACAGACAATTCCATTGGCACATTTTCTTGTTCTTGTTCCTGTTCCATTTTTATTTCTATTTCTAGGTATGTAGTATTATACCCCCGTGTTCCTTTATATATCTACACGAAATAAAAGGGAACGATAAATCTCAGAATATTCTATAGCGGGACAATATGTTATTGATTTTACGCACAATCCCGATTTTTTCTAAATTGTAAGGTCGCACTGCGAGAATACACTCTTCAAACGACATCCATTTCATAAGTCCTACCTCCATAATGTCGTGTGCTTTGTTCGGTTTCTTATCTAAATCCACCATCGCGAGGAAATACTTCTGTTTATAACACTTCATATCCGACCCCATAAATATCTCTTCAAATGGCGCGATATTCTGTATGACATTGTTGGCGGTGATGTCATACCCCGTCTCTTCCAGACACTCTCTCAATGCGCACGGCAGGTCCTTTTCATTATAGTTCCGCCGGCCTTTCGGAAACCCCCACTCCGTCTCCATCCATCGCGTTGTGGATTCATCAATGAACTGTTGGAGGGTTTTAATGCGCCCGTCCTTCGTGCGTATCCCCCCAAGCACCTGGCGATACTTCTCAAACGATACGTGCTCTTCATTTTTATACTGACTCCCGCGCGTATACTCGCCCCATAACAGACGCCATAACTGGTCGAATGTAAGTCGCATCAGATTCGACTTCTCGGCCATCGTCATTTCGTCGATGATGCGCTGGATATACGCTTCGTCATTGAGCGAATATTTGCCGCGGATGAAATCCACGAATCCGAATGAATCGCGGCGGCGTATCATAAGGAACTCGGGGCCGGTTTCACCACATCGGAATGCGATGACGCCAATACTTGTGATTGGTGCGCGGCAGTTGTTATATACGTGATTGTTTCGGTTACAGTTATTACAGAAATATTTATCCGCGGTGGACGTGGACGCCGCCGACGCTGCGGACGCCGCCACCGCCGCGGCTGGTGCTACCGGCGCGTGTTTATGATTCCGTATTTGGCTAATTTCCAAATACGATAGTGCTGATTTAGGATTATTTAGTTTTACGGCCTCGGCTGCTTCGGCTTCGGCTTCGGGTTCTTTGGCCGCCGACATTTGGATTTCAGGTTCTATTACAATACGCTTATCGTAATTATGTTATTGTTTTTATGTCATTTCATTGTAGTAATGCTAAAATTGGACGCCAGGATATGGGGTCCGCAATACTGGTTTGTGTTAATGACTGCGGCGGTGAATTACCCCGACCATGTCAATGATGTCACGCGTAAGAAATACTACGACTTCATCCAGAATTTCCCGATGCTGATTCCGGACCCCGAAATGTCGTCGGAGTTTGCGCGGATGTTGGATAAATACCCCATTACGCCTTATTTAGATAGCCGCGATGCGTTTATCAAGTGGGTCCACTTCATCCACAATCGGTATAATGTGCTCCTTATGAAGGACGAGATGTCGCTACACGAAGCGCTTGAGAGATACTACTTACACTATCGCCCGAAACCGATACAAATCTTGGAGGAGCTGAAATACCGGGAGAAGTTGGTCTATCTATTGGTGATGGCGGGGCTGGGATATGCGGCGTATTATTACCATAATAGGTGAATGCGATTATGCCGTGGTTGAGCGGACCATAATAGGTGAATGCGATTATGCTAGCGATATTATTCGATACTATATATAACAATGGTAAAAGCCGAGTATATCGTTTTTATTGTAGCAGCATTCCTTGTCGTAAACACATACTATGACGGGCACCTGATGAAAATGTTTCAGAGCAATCAAAAATGGATGAAGATGGCGATGTTTGCGTTCGCGGGTCTCTCGCTCTTCCTCTTTCTACGCCGTAATCCGGAAAACTCTAGGCAGTTGATGTATCACGCCAATGATATCATTAAGTATATGCCGATAAGCAAGGGGACAGCAGATATGATAACACCGTTTTTTGATATGACCGGGGGGGGTCCGCCCCCCAACGACGGCGGTCAAACGAGCGGAGCGAGTGGCAGTGCGATTGGCCGCGCGATGAGTAGCGCGATGGGGGCAAGAACTGCGCCACAAGTTGCACAGCCGTCGTTCGGGGGCGGAACCCCGGGCGGCAGCGCCAGTGAGCGCCGTATCCTCAATTCCGGCAAGAATTCTAGCAAGCGCAGTGTCAGTGAAACCAAGAAGAAGTATGTCGCAGCACAGCAGGGATGGAAATGCGGAGACTGTCAGCGTCAATTGCCCGCGTGGTTTGAAGTAGACCATGTCATTGCTTTAGAACACGGCGGGTCCAACCACGTGGATAATTTAGTCGCTTTATGTCGGGATTGCCACGGAAAAAAGACGGCGATGTCGTTCTTGTAGGTTCCGGTTCGCGAAACGCGATGTGACGGCCGCATTAATATATCTTATAATTATAACTGGGTGTCGTTATAATTATAATATTACAAAAGATATGAATCCGGCGTCACCGGCGTCGCCGACAGCGCCGTTAGAAGAAGCATTACACATAAAAACACTATTAAACTATCTTCCGGTTATTGTATTGTCGGTTATTTTATTAATAGGTTTTGTTTCCTGGGATGTTATGGAAAATAATTGGGCGGTGTTTACGACACTACTCATCGTATGTTTATTTGCCGGGTTTGTCAATTTTTTGAATCCGTATCGGTTTCTTGCCGCTAAAGAGGCGTTATTGTTTACGCCATCTCCAGCAGGAGCACCCGCAATGAGCCTTTGGGTATATTTTTTTATGATAATAGCAATACTGGGTGGCATTGGTCTCGGTTTTGGTAGTTTGGGTATTTCACAATCAGCGAAAACCTATGACCCATCACAGGCATTAATGGGGATTGGCGGCACACTGCTAGTTATCACGTTTATTCTTTCCATTGTGTGGGCTATAAAACAATTTGGTACTGCTGGGTCCCGACCATACGAATTCGTTAATAATATATTTTCAACCAAAGGTATTATTGGCGGATTCATTGCCGGCATTGTCGTCGGTATTCCGTTGGTGGTTCGCGGTAAAGAAATTGCCGACAAAACCGCCAATCCCGAAATCGGGGAACACGACAAGGAAAAATTCAAACAAGACCTCGCAACCAGTGGCGCAAATACAATGTTAAGTGTAGGTGTTATTTTACAAATCATTGGATTCGCGGTGGTCGGGTATTTCATATGGAAAAATAATAATCCTGCGAATTCAAAAATCACACGTATTGGGTCTGGTATTTTAACGGTATTGCTATTGATTTTGGGGCCGATTCTCATTACAGGAAGTCAGAAAAATTCAAACATATATTTCAATAAGGCTGAAACCGAACAGGGTTCATTTGAAAATAAACCACTGCTTGTCCACGGTATTATTTATTTAATTATTGGATTCGTATTTGGTTTATTGTTATTAAGTTCATTTTCAATAAAACAGACTACCTTCTATAAATTCGCATTCTTGTTATTGTTACTAGCATTTCTGGTATTCATTAGTGTTTCTATTGGCTATGTTATTGATGAAACAGCTGAAAAAAATAAACCAGTCGAACGTAGTAGTCCGTATTACGAACAGTTGAAAGCCGAAGTCACCAAAGATTTACAGAAAAAGGCACCGGCAGGTGAGCCGCTTGGCGCGACGGCGGTGGAGAAGGAAATGCAAAAACGTTACAAGGCAAATATCAAAACTCCAAACCACGTGCTAATGGGCGTATTTTACACCCTATCAATCGTTATTGCGGTTATGATACTAATGTTCTATAATGTTCGGTTGAAATTAGCCCATTGTGGTAAAATACCCGACTCATTTGGTTTATGGGATGCCGTTTCATATGTGTTTAGAACTCCAGACGATTGCACAGCAGCAACCGGAACTGAGTTGTCTAGTGTGAACCAGACTTATCCTGAAAAGGTGAAGCAAGACAAAATGCTGTCAAGTGATTGGGACACAATCTTATCCAAGAAAGACACGCCCCCCGCCGGCGCCAACAATTTCAACGGAATGTTCGTCCGTTTCGCCAAATGGTTCTCACTCATCCCCTTCTTATCCATTCTCTTGATTGTTATGTGGGTCTCTATTCTTTTTACGAATATTACAACAGATCCAAGGACAAGTGATTGGATTGCCAATACTTTCACCGGTGATATGTTCCCCCGCGTGAAAGAGTTATTGGACACCTTTTTCATTGTATTGATTGTCGGTCTCTTATTATGCGGAATCCTGTTACTTCCAATCGTGAAAGAGCTCAATGTAGGCGGGCTTGATTCTATCTTAAAGTTTGCCGAGTCTATTCAGGTCTGGCAGTACCAGGCGCAACAGAACGACGGTGTAAGGAAAAGAATTATTGCGGCAGTTATTGGATTCTGTGCGGTCGCCGCACTTGTATTATCGGGGTGGTGGACGTATCTCCTCCGCCCAAATAAACAGGTCGGAGAACCAAATATTCCCGATAATTGGGAATGGTATATCGCGTTTGCGGGTATTTTTGCGCTTTGTTCTATCCCGGCGTGGTATCACGGCATCCCCGATGGGGCGATGGGCGGTTCCACCACCGACCCGGATTTCGCGAAAGAGTGGATACTGACACGCATTCTTCGTCTATTTTTTACTACAATCTATTTGGTTCCGTGGTTGATTGTAACATTATTCAAGGTGGTTATTTATGGAATCCTTGTCGTTCTTTCTTTCTCGCGTGTAGACTCCATCAAAGAAAAATTCAGTCAGGAACTAGATAAACTCAATTTTACGAACTGGGATTCAAAGGCAACCGACCTTCGTATGTTTCCATTGGACGCCACACTGATAACGCCGGCGAGCGTAACATCCGTAGCGGCTGTGGCAGCGGTGGCACCTGCCCCTGGAACAGCTCCCACCGACCCCGTCGGCATCGACGAAACCAAAGTGAGCGCCATCGGCAAACTCATCAAGGTCATCCTACTAACAATTTCGTTCGTTATTCTGATTCTCGCGGTCATTTACTATGTATACAAGATTGACGCGACCAATCGCCTGGGTGGCGCGGAGCAGGATGTCGCCTCGGGCGGGTTCGTCGCGCAAATGAACTCGCCCACAGCACACACCATTTACGTTATTATGGCCATCGTCGCCATCGCCGGGTTCGTCGCCTACCTCCGAGACAAATTCAAGACCACGAACCAGAAAACACCCGAAGACTACCTGTTCAATGACTTCAAGCCAGAGGACATCAATAGTCCGATGCGCCAGCTCACATTCGGAATGACGCATATTATTTACGTTGTATTGATGATTATTGTGTGGGTCTATGACACCGAAAAGGACGACAAGAACCGGATGTCGGTCACTGGAATGACCGTATTGGGTCTCGCCATTCTCTTCTTTCATTACGGGTTAGAGTTCATTGATAATAAAGATTCGGGCACGGGCACGGGCACGGGCACACCCCCGAAGATGGCGCCGATGACGAACCTCCTAACCAATATCCGCTTCATTATGAACACGATCTTCTTCATCGTGTTGTGCGCCCTCGCATACTACAAACAGCACGGTGTTATGGTCGCACTCATCGTCTTTATGTTCCTGTTCCATCTCACGAAGTCCATCATTGGAGTGAAACTCCTGAAGTTGCTGTGGGCGTGTATTATTTATATCCCGTGTCTCTTCCTCGACTTCCTCCAAGGGTCGCAAAACGCGGTCGGCGATACAACGCGCCCCATCTGGATTATCGTCGCAATTGAACTCCTGCTCATCGCCATTTTATACGGCGGACCTTATTTACTGAACTACATTGGCGCATCCGCCTCGCAAATCGTGGCCGCACCTGTGAGCCTCAAACAGTTATACGACACGAACTTGACAACACAAAGCCCGCAAATCTTCATTTATCACAACACGGGGGTCGACCGCACACCGGAAGATAAGGCGGCGAATTGCCCGGCGGAAGAGAAAAAGCGGTATCATTATTCCATTTCAGGGTGGTTCTTTTTGAATAATAACGTGACAACAAAGAATTCCGATTTAGAGATATTCAATTTCGGAGATGTTCCGCGATTGACCTATAATCCATCCAAGAACGAATTGAAGTTGTATTGTCATCAGTTGAGGCCTGATAGCAGTATTACAGATGAAAAATCCACGACCACCGAAATATACAATTCTAGGACAAATTACAATGCGGCGGTGAAGGACGGTTCTACCTCGGACACGAAGCGGGCGAAGATTCGGATATTAACCGATAACGAAGAGCTTGATACCGACATCCAACTTCAACGATGGAACTATTTCGTCGTGAATTATGACGGGAAAACGATGGACTTCTTTATGAATAACAAGTTGATATTTAAGAGCGACTTCATTATGCCCGATATCCAATTGAAGCCGATTACGGTGGGAAGCACGCCCAATAACCGGGGGCTCAACGGTAGTATCTGTAATTTCGCATTTCACAAATACCCGCTGACGAAGGAGCAAATTCGGTGGACGTATAATATGCTGAAGACGCAAAACCCGCCGATGATTGGAATGTCGACGATTCAGGACGAAGTAAAGGTGGCGGGGTCGACTACGTTGTATTCCCGATGAAATGGAATGGAATGCGCGAACGGAAGCGGAATGTATTATTTTATATATCTAATATTTATACGAATCAAATACTCATACGATTATGAACTCAAAACTTGTTCTCGCAATCATCGTCATTCTTCTCCTATTGTATGTCATTTTTAAAGCACTTACAACTAATTATACAACTTTAGGAAGCATGCAAAAATGGGCGACATCGACCGTCATAACGGGAACGAATCTACCCTCGAGTTTCAAGGCGAATACCGCGATTTCTGTCTGGTTTTACATTAAGAAATGGGTGTCTGACGCCAAGGTGATTGAATTCCGAAATGCGGCGAATGGCGGCATTTTTCTAGTCAAATTTAAAGCAGCCACAAACACCATCCAGATTTTCCCCAGATCTGATGGGTCACTACCCGGCGAGGAATGCGAAATCGCGGATTTCCCTCTTCAAAAATGGGTCAACCTCATTGTCAGTTTCAACGGTTCCGCGATGGATGTCTACGTCGACGGTAAATTAGTGAAATCGTGCGTTGTAAATAGTGGTTCAAAACTAAGTGATACCCAAAAGATCACTTTAGGCGATAGCACCAAAATAGTAGAGGACATCGGATTTATCACCAATGTCAAACTGAAGGCTTCACCAATCGCACCCCAAGAGGCGTGGGATATTTACTCGCAAGGTTTCGGCGGAAGCCCTTGGAGCGATCTCCTCAACAAATATAAGGTGAAGTTGAGCTTTATCGTGGATAATCAGGAACAGACCAGCGTAAGTACATAGCGGAGCGAAGCGGAGCAGCGACGCAGTGGAGCCGCGCGGATCCGAAAACAACCCATTCACGACAACAACCGTGAATGGATTGTTTTTTTATTTGATATATATAGTAATACGACAGAGCGCCCGATTATATATAATGAGCGAAAGTAGTGGCGATGGCGGCGGTGGCGGCGGTGGGTTTTTAAGCGGAATATCATCCAGTTTCTCAAAGCCAGGCGACGCCGGTCTCTCTGGGTCCGGCAGTGGTGCCGGCGGCGGGTTCGGTCTGCGAGAATTTATGGAGTCCAATAGTCTTGTCGCCAAATTCGCCTTTATTTTGATGGTGTTTATCGTGTTTTCCGTCGCAGTCAAACTCGCAATTATTGGGTTGTCATATTTGATGCTCCCGACAATGTCGCCTTACGTCTTGGACGGAACCGCAAATACGGAAGATATGGCGATGAATGTTTCACAAGACCCGGCGCAAAAGGATTCTGTATTTATCGCGCGGTCGATGAATGAAGACGGTGGTTTAGAATATACGTGGTCCGCCTGGTTTTTCGTGAATCAGGTTCCACTTGAAAAGGATAAATGGTCGAGAATCTTTAGCAAAGGTGGAGAGGGAACCAAGTCTACTTCTGACGGAATCTATTACCCGAATAACGCACCAGGAATGTATATCCGGTTTTCCAACAAAATAAACGAAACGAATCCCGATAGGACCGACGCAGGCACCAATGTGTCTTTGATGGCCGTTATAGACGTCACTGGAAAGGCGGATTCAACCAACAAAAAAGAGAACCTTCACGAAAAACTCATCACAACCGACATTCCTATGAAGAACTGGGTAAATGCTGTCGTCCGTGTCACCAATAATGTGATTGATTTGTATATCAATGGCAGGTTGGCCCAGCGTCGCAAAACCGCGGGCATCCCTCTCCAAAATTACGGGAAAGTGAATATCGGCGAGGATAAGGCCAAGGACCGGTTTAGTGGGTATATTTCCACCATCCAGTATTTCAATTACTCTATTGGTGCGAATAAAATCAAGAGCATCGTGGATGAAGGACCCAATATGAAGATGATAACCAGTGCGGGCGGAGATACAAGCGCGACGAAGAATGTCGGGTCATACCTCTCGAACCATTGGTATATGCGGTAATATTTTTTTACATTTACATATCAGCAATCAGCGAACGATACGATACGACGATACGTGTAACAAAATATAATGTCTGTGCCTCCTACCTATCTGCAAATCCTACAGGTCACGAAGACATATGGAATTGATGTTTCATTTTCACTAACAGAGGTTATGGCGGGTAAGAGCAACAGCAGTGGCGCATATACCTTCTCTATAACTGACTCACCCCCCCCAATTACGATTATTGGAGGCGTTGCGACCATACTCGCATATACACCAAACGCCATAATCATAACCGCAGCACAGGACGCATCAGGGAATTACAATGCTGGTAGCACAACTTTCACCCTCCTGGTGAATCGCGGAGTTCCGACCTATCAGGCAATCCCATCCGTCACAAAGATTTTTGGAATCGATGTATCTTTTTCATTATTATCGGTTATGTCTGGGGTGAGCGACAGCAATGGCGCGTATACGTTCACCATCACAGGGGGTGGGGCGATTATTTCTATTAACAACGTCAGCGGCATTGCGCTTATTAATAATGTTGTATATAGTCCATCAGCCACCATAACCGCCTCACAAGCCGCATTCGGGAATTACAATGCTGGTAGCACAACGTTCAATATCCAGTTGTCTCGCGCGGCAACGTGGACACCGCAATTAGAACAGACGATAACAACCGGTGGCGATGGACAACCTGTATACGGCGACGTCTATTTTAATATAACGAACGAAGGCTCCGGGACATCCCAGTTTAATGTATATTCGTTGGGTTATTCTACTACATTTCAGCTTATATCCGGCACATTTACGATACCTGGTATTCCTGCGGGCGTCGCGCCGAGAGATACGGATGTTCCCGCGGAATTACTGAGTCGGCGCGGGACACTCATCGGTGTCATTCCGTTGATAAACCTATCTTCAAATAACACGCGGACACCCATCACGTTCGCGTTTCCGACGAATTCTTACGCCATTTCGGTGGTTTCATTTAGTAGAGACTATTATGTAATTCCACAACCGTCGGGTGACCCGAATAACGCTGTCGGAGTATATACACGCCCTGGAGCGCCAATTGTGCGTCTTCCTTACAGAAATGCGCTCGTGATTAACGGTATCTATGACGTTTCGGGCGGATATCGTTATGACCAGGTAAACACTACATTACGGATGGAAATCAAACAATCCCGGTATGAACCGTCTATGATAGGCGATGATACGGTTAGATACCTTGAAAAAAAGATTGTAGTTCCGCTGACATTAACAAAGGCGGTCACTAATATTGGAATCAAGCCGTTCACGGGTGTTGGAAGATATACGATACCCGGTTCCGACACGACCGGGATTATCACGCGCGAATACCTGGACGGGTTTATTGATTTAAGTTTTTCACAATTTGCGACGACAACCCGGAAAATCCTCCTGGATGGTTCGCCTGACTATGGTGACGTCATTTATTATTTGGGTTTGACGGGGACGCGCACATTTACGTTTGACAATGATAATATCGTCATAAACGACAATAAAATCGTATTTAAAAAAGTAACGGTGTTGCCCGATGGCACTCATAATTTAATACGTATCAATTTTCTTCAAGAAGAGACACCTGTATACAAGCGGTCGGCGCAGAGAATCGGCGATACAGTCGGTTCCACTACTACGATTCGTCTCCAAATCAACAAATCTACGCCAACATTTGTCGGTCAAATTCCGGCGACCAATACCGCCGACCAAGTGTATCGTCTACCCGACTTGAATAAAATGACAACCGAAGGTTCGTTTGTTCTTACGCCACCTCTTTCCAATAATACCGACTCTTCCTCTAATTTTTTATTCTCGTCAAGCAATGAAAGTTTATTACAAATACGGGCGTCTGGTGGCACAGGCACGAGTATCGGGACAGCCGAGGGCGCGGTATATACCGCATACATCTATGGGTCCGGGACCGCAACCATCACGGTAACCCAACCCGCGACAACGAATTTCAACCAAAAGGTAGCATATTTTGACGTGAATGTATTTGAAATAACACCCGCCATTATCAATTGTAACACCAATTTATTTTATACCAATCCCTACAACCGTGAATTCTGGACGCGATTCAAACCGGATTGCCGTTCTTCCGATTTGGTAGACAGCGTCACCGGCGTGAGGCTCACCGCAACACAAGTCGATGAAGTCTACGATATGCGCCGTAAGGCCGAAATCTTGAAATACAATAAAAATGTCGGCGGGTTGACGAAGAGCCAGAAATACGCGAAGGCGTCGCGTGGTGAATTAATGCGGAAAATCGGTAATGAATCCAAATATTTGAGTGGGGTCGGGGGGAGCGCATTTACATTGACGTGTCCGACGACGCCGGCGAATCGCGCCGTGCTTTGCGGTCTTACGACGGCGTGTGGCGTTCCCGGGAAAGAGCGGCTGTTATGTTATGACCCGTCCGTGAATCTATACAATTATAAGAAGACATACGAATATAAGGCGGGACTTCAGGTTACCTTGAATATACCGACGACGATTCTTACTGAACCGCTGAATTTTCGGGTAACAAACTATGACAGTGAACTCAACAAGATAACGCTCGTATGGGATGCGCCGGAGTCCAATGGCGGATTTCCCATCACCGGTTATGTTATAACGTATTCCAAGGATAATAAAACATGGGCGCCGTATAAAAGTGTCTTCCCGTATAATCCTGCGACGGCGGGTGCGGTTGCTGCTGCGCCCGCGACATACAATCCGGTGTCCGGCGAAATCAACGGAAATTCGGTCATATTTGAACGTATCCCTGGGTCGGTTGAAATCCTCGCAAATACCGTATACTATCTCTCGGTGTTTTCTGGAAATGTGCGCGGGTTATCCAGTGTCCCGGCAACATTAACGGTGAAGACGTCATCTGTTCCGTCTATTATAACAGGATTTGGATTTACGACGACGGATGAGCGTCAGAATTTGATGGTGGATTTGAAATGGACGGACCCATTAAATGATGGGACGGTGACTGGGTCATATAATGGCCCACCGATTCGTCAATATAATCTTTATTATCGTAAGGTTCCAGATACGGTGTGGCTGAAACAGACATTAGATATTAGCAGTATTATTACAAATGGCGGTGGCCAGTCGCGCCGCTATATTTTGCGTAATCTGGTGAACGAAAACAAATATGAAATTAAAATAGAACCCATCAATTCGGTGGGCGTTGGCGCCGAATCCGCCATCATCACCTCGCGGACATTGATGAAACCCGCCGCTCCTTCCGGCATCTTGCTAACTGCGAAATATGGTCTATTACCGCCAGTAATATCAGACGCATCGGGGAATTATATCAATGTCGTCTGGTCCAAACCAGATACGGGGGGTAGCCCGATTAAACTCTATAATATAATAATTACGCCGCCATCGCCACTCACATCAATTACTGTTCCATTTAATGTATCAACTACGGATTCCCGAACCTCGTATAGTGCGGATATTGGGAGAATCAGCACGAGTCTTATAACCGATGGTGTGTATTCTGTAAAAATTTCCGCATATAATGGTTATATTTACAGTAATGAAAGCACTATTTCAACCGTAACCGTAAAACCAACATCCGCAAAGCCGAGTATATACGCGATTGATGGAACGTATACATCGTCTGGTTTGTCATATGCGGAAATGACGTTTTATATCAATACGGAGATAGCAGCAGGCGTCAACATATCCACAGTGAAGGTGAATGGATTAAATACCAGTTATTCAACCAACACGAATATTTATAGCCAGATTTTTGCCACCGGCATTGGAAATGGGATAACCGGAGAGCATAAAATACGTATTCCCGCGAGGTCCGCAGGACGGGAGGTTATCGTCGTTGGAACGACATATTCGGTAAGTGTAACGCTTGTATTTAGTAACGGGTCGGAACAGACGAGTGAGTTGTTCTCATATACTCCTGAAATTAAGTATTTGACAACATA